ATGGAATTTAGATATAATGAAACTTTATTATATAAAGGACTTCAAAAAGAAATTGAAATAGAATTCAATAAAGTATATTTAAAAAAATTAAGATTTATGAAAAGAATAACTAAAAAAGATGAAATTAATAAACTAAATAGATTAACATATGAAATAGAAGAAATAAAGAAAATAATTTATAAACTAGAAAGTGAATTATTTTATTATTAATTTAATTGAATAAAAATAAAAAAATGGAATTACTAAATGCAATTATGTTACTTTTTGCTTCTTTTGTTATAATTTTTCAAGTCTTTTTTATAAATTTTCTTCAGAATAAAAATGAAGAGTATTTGAAATTTTCAGAAGAAGTTTTGAAAATTGCTAAAGAAAATAAAGAAATGTATATAACTCTTATGGAGTTATATAGGATAAAGTTATGGTGTTATGAAAATAAAAACAAATAAACTTCTTCAAGACAAACTTGAAGAAGAAACAAGAAAATCTAAACTGGAAGAGATTCGGAATTCTCTGACTGATGAGGATTTTGAATATATTGAATATAATTTTTAATTTTAAATTTTATGGATTTAAATAAAGTACAACTAATTTGAAGAATTACACAAGATATAGAGTTAAAACAAACTCCAAATTGATTAAATGTGACTACTTTTTCCCTTGCTACAAATAGAAACTTCACTGATGGAAGCTGAACAAGACAAGAACAAACTGAGTTCCACACTATCGTTTTATGGTGAAAACTTGCTGAAATTGCAAGCCAATATTTAACAAAATGAAGACAAGTTTACATTGAGTGAAGGCTTCAAACTAGAAATTGGGAAGCTCAAGACTGAACAAAAAGGTACAAAACTGAAATCGTTTGAGAAAATCTTATAATGCTTGGCTCAAAAAGTGACAATGTTCCTGACTATTCGTCTTCTGATTCTTACCAAAACGATACTCCAGCAGTGAAAAAATCTACTCCAAAAGCTGAAGAAGAAATTTCAATTGAAGATATTCCATTTTAATTTATAATATTTTTTAAGAATGAAAAAAGCGAGGATTTATAAAAAAGAAAACGGGAAAGTGAAGTATCAGGAATTATTTTATGATTTTATGATTTATAAAGAAAATTATGTGGTTATTTCCTGAAAAGAAACACATATAATTAGAAATTTTGAGAATATTATTTGCGATAGTGATGATTTTAGGGATTTGTAGAAAGGAATTATCAATTGATAATGTTTTGACAATATAAATAAAAATATTAGTAAATTAACTTTACTTCTTAAATAAATTATTTATAATAACTAGAAAATAAAATATATAATTTATGCTTAGAAAATTTTTTGATTTTTTTAAAAATAAATCTTTGAGATTTGAAAATAATAAAGAATGAGCAAAGAATTTAATTAGTTTTCTGATTTCTGAAATAGAGAAAGATAAATTTAAGTATGTCTGTAAGGATTGACCTTCTAGTATTTTTGTTGCTTGAGCACCTTGAGCTTGAAAAACTGAATTTGTTGAAACTATTTTAGATGATAGTAATTATATAATAATTGACATAGATAATTATAGAACATTTTTTAAATGATATAACTGAAAAAATGCAAAGAAATATCAAGACTCTTGTTCAAGAGTTGCTACAGGAATTTTAGAATATTGTTTAAAAAATAATTTACAATTTATTTTTGACTGAACTCTATCAAGTGAAATGTGAAGAAATAATATAAATAAAGTATTAAAAAGGAAAAGAGTTCCTAATATAATTCTTATATATCAAGACCCTATGGTATCGTATTTTTATACAAAAATTAGAGAAGAAAAAAATGAAAGAAGTGTAAGTCAAGAAACATTTGTTAGAATATATTATAGTTCTATAAAATATTGTTTTGAAATAAAAAAAGAATATGGATGTAATCTTATCATAGTATCAAAAAATAAATGAAGAAAAAAATATAGAATATCAGAAATAGAGAACCAAGAAAAATTTGACAAAAACTATAAAATAAGTTATAATAAAGAAGCTTTAATTAAAAATTTAAATTTAGTTGATAATATCTTTAATAATGGAAAAGAAACAAAATAGCTTCAAGGACCTTTTAGTTAAAGGTATTAAATGAAGTTTAGAAAAACAAAATAAAATATTTTTTGATAAAAAAAATTTAAAAAAATTTAAAAAAATTCAAAAAAAAGCAACTTTTTAGTTCTTTTTTTTCTTGCTTTTTTTCTAAAAATAAATAAAATACAAGTATAAATTATACGATTATAGTCTTATAGAAATTATAAGCTTTTTACTTTTGAGAATATCAAAAGAGTGTGCTGGCATTTCCAGTTTTTGGAATTATTTTCCACACTTTTTTAGTATTCTCTTTTTTTGTTTAAAAAATTTATAAAAAATGAAAGAAAATATTATTCAAAAAGCAATTATTAACTACTTACAACTCAAGGAGAATCTAGGAGAATTATATTTTTTTAGGTCTTGAGCTGGGGCAGTTAGAGTTACTTGAGAACACAAAGATAGATTTTTCAAAACCTGAAAAAAGTGATGTCCAGATATTACAGTTCTAAAGAATTGAGTTTTTTACTGAATTGAAGTGAAAAATGAGAATTGAAAGCAGAGTGAAAGTCAGAAGTTAGCTGAAAAAAAGATTCTGAAATCTTGAGGAAAGTATTTTGTTGTGAGGAGTTTGGAAGAAGTTATTGAGTTAGGGTTTTAGAGGAAAATAAAAGAGAGGATATTTAATCCTCTCTATGAAAAAATCAAGCAACTTTCGTTTCTGAATTAACCTTCATCAGTTCATTAAATGTTATTTCAGAAGCTAGTTTCGCAATATTTTTTCTGTATTGATCAGGTCCTCCCTGATCAGACATGTTTTGCAACATAGCAGCTATTCCAGAAATAGGTTTCCCTGTTCTCTTAGAAATAGCTGAGTCTGAACATGTACGTCTTCTAGGAACAAATTTTAGAATTGTCATTTAAATTCTCCAAATTTTTTATTAAAACACAATTGTTTTAATTTGCAAATATATTTTAAGTAAAAATATTTAAAAGTCAAATTTTTAGATTTTATTTTTTAAAAATGTTAGTAACAGAAAAAGAATTAGTAATAATCAAAAACGAAATTCCTGTGATATCTCATATAGTTATTGCAGAAAAAACAAATAATGATAAAGACTCAGTATCTAGACTGATAAGGAATTATACTGAGGAATTAGAGAATTTTTGAAAGGTCAGATTTGAAATCCAAGCTATAAAAAACTCTAAAAATAAAATAAATGAAACAAAAGAATATTTTTTGAATGAAGACCAGGCAACTTTTTTGATGACTCTTTTAAAAAATACAAAAGAAGTTGTAGATTTCAAATTGAAGCTTGTTTTAGCTTTTAGAAATTTGAAAAATATTTTTTCTGAAAGAATGCCAAAAACATTACCAGAAGCTCTAAGAATGTATGCAGAACAATTGGAAAAAACAGAGCAATTAGTTCTAGAAAATAAAGAATTGGAAAGAACAAAAGCTTGGATAAATAATAAAAAAACAGCTACAGCAATGAATACAGCTAGTAGATATGCAAAAATAAATAAAGAGTTAAAAATAAAGCTTGATAATTCTAAAGAATATGCAACAGTGAAGAGAATGGAGCTTTTGTATCATTGACAAAAGTTCAATTGGAGAATATTGAAATCAACCTGAATTGAAATGTGAATTAAACCTATAGAAGTTTTTGATGCGAATTATGGTACTGTCAAAGCATACCATAAGGATGTATGGAAAGAAGCTTATTGTTTAGATATTATTTAATTTTGAAAAATATGTGAGTTAGATTTGATAGTTACTGAGTTTTATATCAACAAAAATTCAATAAAACTGAATTAGAAAGAATAGAAATAGAAAATAAAAGTTTAAAAGAAGAAAACGAAAAATTAAAAGAAGAAATCAAAGATTTAAAATTTCTTCTAGAAAATTATAAAGAAATTCGGAAAAATAAATAAAATCAACCTCTCCCTGTATGAGCTATGAGTTTTATTCACTTGTAGTCTGCGATTCCATTTGGGAGAAAAAATATAAAGTGGGAACCACATGTTTAATTATATAAAGTGGGATTCATATTGATTTTATTAGATTTTTCTAGAATCTAAGTCTTCACACCCCTTCCCAAAATAATGGGAAGGTAAAGTATATAATAGTTGTATATTTTACTTTCTTATTATTTTAAATAAAAGTTAAAATGAAAAAAAAAGGATCAATAAAAAACAAAGATTCAGAAAATATTAGCAGTTTAGTTTTATGAATCAAATATTTTTCTTGACTTTGAATTTCTGATGAAAAACTTGTTTGATTACTTAGAGATTATTTTAATATTAAGATAACCTCTAGAACTATCAGGAAATATAAACAAAAATTTAATAAAAAAAACTTGACTTAGTTTTCCTATTTTGTGAAACTTTGAGTCAAGTTTATTTTTTGTAATAAAAAAATATGAGATGAAGAAAAACTGATTCAAAAAAAATAGCAAAAATCATCAAATCAAAAATAAAGAATATTGATGCTACAACTGAAGAAATAGCTAAAAAAACAAAAACTTCAAAAGCTGTTGTTTCTAGAATTCTGAATAATGAGTTGAAACAAATTGAAACAAAAAGCGACTATATAGCTAAAATCATTGATTCCGACAAAGAAATAATGAGAATAGTAAATGAAATTACTTTAGAAAAAATTAAACTTCTTAAGAAAATTCAAGAAGAAGATAATACAATGGTTTCAATTTATGAAATAAGAACTATTGTAGATATAGCTGAAAAATCCTTCAAACGTTATATTTTGTTAAAATGAAATGTTACAGACAAAGAATGAGGTTTAAAATCGCTTGATGATTTTAGAAAATTGAGTGATGATGATTTACTTAATTTCTTAAAAAAATAAAATGAAGAATTATAAACAAATGAAAGTTGATTGATGACTTTCTACTCTTTATCCCAGAGAGATGAAAGATAATCAATTTGAAGTTCTAAAAAATATGAATTATGACAAAGATTTCAGACTTAGGACTAGATGATGATTACAGGCTTTTTGAAATCAAGCACCTAACAAAAAAACATTTACTTCCCTTTTCTTTTTTCAGAATGATTCAACTTTTGAAAGAAATCTTTTTTGAATAGCTTGAGATACTTTTTACAAGTATAAAGAGGATGATAATTCTTGGATAGAGATTAAAAAATGATTAAAAGAATTAGAAAAAGATAAAATAACAAGGACAAGATGGAGTTTTGCTGTGTATAAAAACATTGTCTATATGTGTGATTGAGTCAATAATTATGCTTCGTATGATTGAACAACATACAAAGAATATCCAGACCAACCAAAATTTAGATATTTGAAGTATATGAATGACACAATTTTTTGAGCTGGAGATGATGAAAATCCTTCTACTCTGTATTGGATGAATGTTTGAAGTAATGATGCCTCAAAGCTAAATATAAATGTTCTAGTTGTAGGTTGAGATGAACTGTGAAGAATAAATTGAATTAAAGATTTTTGAGTTGCAGTTTTAGTTTTTAAAAATAAAAAAATCTATTCTGTAAATATTGCTGCAAAAACTTCACAAGCAATAGATGCTCAAAATTGAGGATATTCTCATAGAAGTATTGATTGAGTTTGACAAGCTTTATTTTATCAAAGTGATATCTGAATTGATATTTTGAAGAATAGAGAATTAACAACTTGAGTTGCCTGATTGGAAACACAAAGTCAAACAAAATACTTACAAAAAATCACAAATAAAATCAAAAATAGATTTTTAAATTATTCTCTTTGATATTATTTCTCAGAGTTAGGAAATTATTATTACAGTTTCGATACTACTGGAGATTCAATTGCTGACACAACTCTGGTATATTCAGCAATTACAAATTCTTGGTCTAGTTATGATTTACCTTCTGTTTATGATTACTGATTCTATATAGATAAATTCTGAGAATATCATTATCTGATAGCACCAAATAACGATTGACAATTATTAGAATTAGAAAAATCATACAATGATAGTTGATTACCTATTGAGTGCGAGATAAAGACAAAAAAGTATGATTTTTGAGAATCATCTTTACTTAAAACATTCCAGCAAGTTGATGTTACAGGTTTAAAATCCAAAAAATGAAAAATTATTTTTGAAATTATTGTTGATTGAGAGCTGGTTCAATCAGCTGAAATAAAAGATGAAAATTTAATTACTTCTTGAGAAAGCGTATTGCTCTGAAGTAAGCCAATATGAGTTTATAGTTTAAGCTCTTCTGTTAATAATGATAAACAATTGCCTTTATATAGATATGTAGCTCGTCTTCCTCTTTATACAGCTTGAAATGATATACAAATCAGAATGTATAGTGAAGAAGATAACTTCTTATGGACTTATGAAGGGTGTAGTATCTGACTAGACACAGAAAGTTTTGAGCTTTTTGATAATCAATTTATTTTATAAAAAAATTAAATTATGGCTTATTATACACAAGACCAAATAAAAAAATTAAAGGAAATGAACCCTGAGACATTTAAGCAAAATTACAATAAATTAACTCCTGATGAACAAAAAACATTTAAACAAAATTATGAAAATAGTTTAAATCAACAAAATAATTCTTTAAAAATTCCAGGAGTTACAGATAATCCTATAAATCCTACTACTTCTCAAAACATTATCCCTCCAAAGGATGAGATAGTCTGAAATAATGTAACAATTACAAATCAGCCTCAAATCAAAGGTGTAGATTATGTGAAATATAAAGATGAACCAAATTGAGCTTTGGATTTAAATTATAATAATTTCCAAAATATTTATAGAAAACAAGCTAGGTGAGAAAAACTTTGAATTGCAGAACAAAATTTATTAACTGATCTAAAACTAAAAAATCAGTTAGAATGAAAAACAATGCAAGAAATTTTTTGAATCGAAACAAAAGCTGACAAAGAAAGAAAATATCAAAATCTAGCAATGGAAAACAGAAACTTGAGTGCTTGAGATTTGAGAAATAATCTAGCTTCTCAATGACTTAATTATGATGAAATAGAAAAAGTTGTTGGATATCACCAACCATACAATGAATACCTAACAACTCAAAAAGAATTAAAAGCAAAAAATGATGAATTATACAGAAAACAAGAAGATTATTTGAATAAACAATTACAAAACTCTATTTCACAAATTAGTGAGAACTGAAGACAAAGGATGAATGTTTTGAATACTTGATTAAGTTTTTCTTGATTCTGAAGAAGTTCTCACGCTCTAGAAAGAAGAGATGAAGTTCAACAATCAGTTAATAAAGAAATTTCAATTGCTCAAGCGAAAGTTCAAACAGAACTAGCATTATATAAAGCTCAACTAGACTGAGCTGACGCAGAAACTCTAAAAGCATTAAATCAAAATCTAGCAACATATACAAATGCTTTGAAAAATCAACAAACAGAAAATGCTAAATTAGCGCAAGCTCTCAACGATGAAACAAACGCTAAATTCTCTGATGCATTGAATAATATGATCGCATTAAGTTGAATAAGTAAAAGTGAAGTTGATGTTGAAAGGTCAAAACTACTTTGATATGCTTCTGATAAGTATGGAAAACCTTTACTGACAGATGATTATTGACACGCAGTTATGATCAGAAGTGCAATTGAGAATGAAAATGAAATGGCTTATAAGAGAGAAAAAGACGACAGAGACTTTAGTTATGGAATGTATAAAGATAATAGAGATTATGAAATGAAAGATAGAGAGTTTACTTATTGAGTAGATAAGGATAATAGACAATTCTGACTAGATTATTCAAAACTTCAACATCAAATAAATAATGATAATCAAAGATTAAAAATAGATTATGATAAACTTTGATTAGAAAGAGAAAAACTTGATTATTCAATGAAAAAAGATGCTTTAGATTATGAACTTAAAAAAGCTGAAAAGGAATGACAAGTAAGTGAAAATTTTATTAAATGAAATCAGGCTTTATTTGATGATATAAGAAAAGATACACAAACATTCTCTGAATTGAATAGACAATATAGTAATATGAATAATGTATGGAATAGATTTATTGCTTGAGATAGATCTGATAGGTCTTCTGTAGAACAAGTTCTAGTGACAACTTTCAATAAATTATTGGATCCTGGTTCAGTAGTTAGAGAATGAGAGTTTGATAGATCAGCTCAATGACAAGCAATAATGAGTACAGTTGAATGATACATAGCAAGGGTAAAACAATGATGAGCTTGATTAACTGATAAGACTCTTGAAGATATGGTAAAACTTGCTCAATCATTATACAATACCTGAAAGGAAAATATGATTTTGAAAAAAGAAAATTTTAAATCAAATGCTGAATTAAGGATGATAAAGATGATAAAGATGTTGATGGGATTTGGAATAAAAAACCTTGAAAAAAATGAGTAATTTGAGTACAAAACTGAACTTTTAATGAGGCTGACCTAACAGCCCAAACAAAGGAAGTTCCTCAGAAAGCAATAACACTAGCTTTAAATAATACAAGAACAAAATGACAATGTTGAGCTTTTGTTAATGACTATACACAAAAATTAACAGGAAAAAGAATAATGTGAGATAGTTATGAAAGTAAAGAGAAACACATAAATTCAGAAGTTCCTCAATTATGATGACTTGCAGTTTGGAATCCAGGAGGATGAATAAAAGAATATTGACATACTTGAATTGTAATTGGAAAATGAAAAGATTATGTAATAATCAGAGATGCAAATTGGAAATGAGACGAGAAAATAATGACAAGGAAAGTAAAGATTTCTGATATTCTAGCTTCAAGATGAGGCTGAAAATGATGATTTGTTAATTTTTCTTAAATTTTAATTTTAAAAAATGGAAAAAATAAAACTAAATGAAGAACAAAAAAAGGAGATTCTTCAATTTTTAGATGAAGAATATAGACTAAATCTACAAGATTTATCAGATTACAGAAAACATCTCTGAGAGATTTATGAAGCTGTAAATGTTATAAAAAAGTCTGAAGATAGATATATCAATTTTGCAAATAATATTTTAAATTTATTTGTTGCAAAAGTGATGACAAGAATTCCAAAAATCTCTGTGAAAGCAAATAAAATAGCTTTTTTTGAGTGAGAAGATAAAGCGGAATGATTGGAAAGAGAACAAATTTTGGAGAGAAATAATAGATATGCTTCAGCTATAGATGATTATTTAAATGTAACTTTTAAAAATAATAAAATCTACAAAAAAATAAAAAGAATTGTTAGATCTATGTGAGCATATTGAAGAAGTTACAGCCAGATAACAACAGGATACAAGACGAAAAATAATATCAGAGAATGAAAAATGAAAATTATTTCAAAGTTTCCAAAACTAGATCAAGTTTCAACAGAAGAAATAATCTATAATCCAAATCAAAAAGATTTTTCAGAAAATTTTTGATATTTTATAAAAAAATCCTGAGTTAGACTCAGAGATTTATCGCTTGCTAAAAATAATAAATGATGAGATAAGTATTTTGATTTAGATAAAGCAAAAAAATTATCTGATGCTTGATTTGAATGAAGTGATGCTTTTGAGCAAAAAATAAAAGAAATAACTTGAGTTTGAGAAATAAAAAGAACTGAATGACTAGACAAAAATAGTTTAAATTTGATTATTTTTGAAGGATTTTACAGTTTAGACTGAAAAGCTGAAAATGAAAAACTTTATGAAATCACAACTATCAATAATACAATAATTATTTGATTTGAGGAAATAGAAAATTTTTCAATTAGGGCTCTTGATTGTTTTGAAGATTTAGAGATTTGAACACCTAGTTGAATAATAGCTCCTATTATAGAATTACAAAAAGATATAAATTTTGAAAAAACTGCAAAAAAGAAAATTTTGGTAAGGAAAATGAATTGAAAATTCTATTGGGATCCAATGTCTTGAGTTGATCCAAATGATATAATTTGAAATTCTCCAATAATCAAAACAAATCATTGAATAGAGAAAGCTATAAGTTGAGTTCAGGAATACACAATGAATGATTTACCTTCTTATTACTTTTCTGATATCAATGATATGCAGAGAGATATTCAAAAATTGACATATACAGTTGATGTTACACAAGCTCAAGGTCAAACTGCTCTAACAAATACAGCGACTTGAGCAAAAATATCTTTTTTTGAAAGTAACACTGTGATTGCTGATATAAGAGAAAATATAAAAGATTTCTTCACTGATATAAGTTATCAAATTCTAGATTGGGTTTACCAAAATATTGAAGATTCTGTTGATATTAAAAACCTGGAAGACAAAGAAATAGTTATAGATAGAGAGGTATTCAGAGATGCTCTGGAGAGATATGAAATAACGATAGAGGCAGGAACTATAGGTCTTGATACTCAAGCTGAGGTCAGAGAAAACGCAATTGCCCTGAAAAATATATTACTTGAAGCGATGCAGGCTTGAGTTCCAATTGATATAATTAAAGCATACAATCAACTATTTTCTACTTTTGATTGAATCGATCCAGATTCATTTATTAAAAAAGAGGAAAATAACATTATGAATCAACAACAGCAAATCCCAAATTGAGGGCAAGAATGACAAATTGAAAATACTTGAGCTGTTGAATTGACAAATAATTTATTGAAATGATGATGAATTGAAATAGAACAATAATTATTTTTTAATTTTAAATTTATGATTTTGGAAAAATACAAAAAATGGAAAGAAACAAGAAAAAGATTACTTTATGAAGAACCAGAGAAGGTTTTTGCAAGGCAAATTTCAGCTATAGATGCTATATCAGGAACAGAATGATATAAAATGATTAAAGATTTTCATTTTTCAGAATGGGAGAGAGCTATTGAGAATATCAAAAAATCAAAACCAAATGAAAATATTGAAAAATATAAAGCTATAATAGAGTATAGCGAAAAAATGATTCAATTTCTGGAAAGTAGAGAAAACTAAAAAAGATTAGGTTTAACCTAGTCTTTTTTAAGTTTTAAAAAGGAAATAATTTAAAATAATCTAGAATTAAATAAATAACAGCAATCATAAACATTATTCAGTATAATTTATAATATCATTCACATTTTTTCTTAATTTCTTGAAAGAAAGATTTTCATTTATTTAATCAATTTAAATAACTTTCAAATTGGATTCATCTTATTATTATAACAACAAAGATGAATATAAATATTGCTATTATTGTTTTCATTTTATAAATATTTTAAAAAATAATTTGTAATTATTATACTCAAAAAAAAACTTTTTTCAAAAAAAAACTTGACTACGTTTTCCGCTTTTTTGATTATATGTTTACTTATAAAATAACTATAAAAATATGGAGTTAGAAAATCAAAATGAGCAACCTTCAGAAACTCAAAATGATAATGAAGAAGTATTATTTTTTGAGGATAATGAAGACTCAAATGATATAGACAACCAACCTAATAGAGAGTTAGAAAAAAATTACAAAGAGTTAAGTAAAAAATTTACTCAAACTTCTCAAGAAAATAGCAAAATAAAAAAAGAACTTGAAGAAGTAAAAAAGAAAGCTTCAGAGCTTGACGAATATAAGCAAAAAGAAGCTGAAAAAGAAAGAGAAAATCAAGTAAATAATTTCAAAAATAATTATTCTTGACTTTCTGACAGCTCTATTAAAGCTATCTCAGACTTACAAAAAGCAAATCCTGAGAAAAGTTTAGAAGAAATAGCAGCTGAATATGGATTTTTACAAGAAGTTGAAGTTTCAGCAGCAACTAGTAGAAGTCCAAGTGGTAGAAGTTTTGTTTTACCAAACCAAAAAGAAAAAGAAGATTCAATATCAAATGATTTAATGAGAAAATTTTGATATAAAACAACTGCTGAAGTTGATAAAATAAGAAGTGAATACTGAATATAATATTTTTTAATTTTATAAATTATGCCTTTAACAAGTATTTCAGCTCATACAGATGAGAAAGTAAAAAAAAGTTTTGATAACTTATATAAAGTTTCAGAAGATAATGATATTTTGAAATTTTTTATGGAAGTTTGAACTTCCACAGATTATTCAAAAGCTTATACTTCTGTAGAATGAATAGAACCAGCTCAATTTTTTGACGAATCAGGTTCTTTACAAAAAGCAGAATTGCCAGAAGGTTACAAAGTAACTTCTGAAGCTGCTGAATATTGACAATATATGGAAACAACAAAAAAAGAGATGTTGAACACTAAAGATGAAGATACTTTAGTAAAAAGCTATGAAAATAAAAAAGTTCCTGCTCTTGTTTCTTCCCTACATTTCTTGAGAAGAACCGAAGCTTTTAAACTTTTGAATTTTTGATTAAAAGAAGCAACAGATCCAAATGTTAAAAAAGCACCAGATGGAAAACCAATTTTTTGAGAACATAAATTTAAATCAAGCACTCAAACTTTTAATAATAAAACAAACATAAAAGCTTGAGAGGAAGCTATTGATTTTTTAGAAAAGTATGCTTGAGATTTGGTTGATAGTAGAGGGAAACCATTACCTTGTGATTTTAACTTAATTTTAGTTAGAAAATGAGGTGATGCTTCAAAAAAATTCAGAAAGCTGTTTTGGAAAGAAGGTATGAAAGCAACAAAAATATCTGATGTAAATATCTATAATGACTGAAAATATACGGTTCTAGAATCTCAATATATTGAATCAGGTAATACTTGGTTTGCTTTTGATACATCTAAAGATAAACCTTTAATTTTAGATGATATTCAAAAACCGACACTTGATGCAAATTGAGAATCATTTCAAAGAATCCCTCAAAAATGGATACATTCTGCAACTGGTTCAATGAGAATCGTTTGTGCAAATCTTCCATTTTATGCTGTGGGTTCTACTTGAGATAAAAACTAATAATTCTTAATCTTTTTGAAATATGATAAATTATTATGAAGTAAATTGACAAATGGTTCCTGAATCTAGCCTAGTAATAGAAAATGAAAACCAAAATGTAATTGAAGTAAAAGATGAAGAAGAAATCATAGAAGAAGTTGAAGGAAGAACTGGAGAAGCTGAAGAAGAAATTGGAAAAACTGAAGAAAATGAGGTTATTATAGAAAAAAAAGCTTTAAAGAAAAAAAGCTAAATAATAAAGGAAGGTTTAGCCTTCCTTTTATATTTTAAAAAAATAAAAATGGAATTAAAAATAATACCACTTTTAGATAATTTTGAAACTACTCTTGCTCAAGAGTGGAATTGACAAATTTGAAAAATGAAAGTAGATGATCTGCCTTCTGTTCCTGTAGATTGAAACTGAAAATTTGTTTGATGATTTACAACTTATGTAATTGTAAATCCAGATAAAATAAATTATCAACTTGCAGAAATAGACGGTTATGATAAAGTCGAAAAAGCTCTAAATGTGATAAATGTAAATCTTCAAAAATGACTTGATGTTAATTATACAGCTTCTACTCATAATCAAAAATCAATTGTTAGAATTTCAAATAATTTTGCTTTTTGGAAAAAAATTGCTGAGGTTGTGAACTCTAAACAAGACTACTGAATCTGAAAAATATCAGGAAAAAGTGAATATATAATTGAAGTTGAGTGATGAGTTTTAAAATTCAAAGATAAAGATAATACTTTGATTTCTCTTACTGATATAGCAGGGAAAATATGACAAGACAAAAAAGTAAGTATTGATTGAGATGATGAAGCTACTTTTTTGAGAAGAAAGCTTTGAACTTGATTTAATGTTACTTGAAACGGAAATAATAAAAGAATAAACGTAGCTATAAAAGAGTGAGATTGGAGTTTAGATTGAATAGAATTTTGACGTGAACAAAATTTGATTTTACTCAATAATGAAGGAAAAATAAAAAGTACCTCTACAAATCAAATAATAGAAAATTTTGACAATCATAATGTTAGAATATGAGCTCTTGAGGACCCACATATCACTACAGTTAGTCAAGATGTCACTTTTTTAGATAGTTCTGAAGAACAAGAGTTTAACTTTTCTCATTCTCATTGAAGAATTCCTAGAATGATGTATGTTTATTGAATTTGATTTGGATGAATCTGGTTTAAATGATGAAAACAAGCTTGAAGTAGAAATTTTATCTGAAAAGGCTGAGTATGAAATTGAAATATTTATAATTATTATCAAGATTATCGTAATAGATGTAGATTTACTGTTACAGAGGTAACAAATAATAATATAAAAATCAATATTATAAATAATTCTCCTAATTGAAGAGAAAATCAAACATTATCCTTTTTGTTAATTTGATAATTTTTTAAAAATGACTTTAAACTTATGAATGTTGAGAGCTTCAGTAAGAAACGAAATAATGATCGATAAAAACTGAAGAATTTGGAATGATACAGTTGTAGATGAAAAAATAAATAGTGCGATATCAAAGCTTATTTGAGATGTATCACATATACAACAATATTTTGAAGTTCCATTAGTTCAACAAAATCAAGAAACTCTAGAACTATACGAAATTCATAAAGATTGTATAGTAACTCGGACTGCTTATCTGCTTTTTTCAATGCCTTCAGATTGAAGAAATATAGAAAAAGCACAATATAAAAAACAAAGATACGAAGAGGAACTTAGAAATTTATTAAACAAAATATGGCAAGTATAAAATATAGATTTCCTGATGATCCAAACAAAAAATGAAATAATAATCATCAAAACACTTTTACAAATCTTTCTGAAAAATATGAAATTCAGGAGAATGATGAGTTAATAATCAACAATAATTGATTATTAAGAAAAATAAAAGCTAAAAAATTCAGATGAGAAAAAGGTGAAAAGTGAGATAAATGAGATATCTGACCTATTTGAATTCAGTGACCAAAATGAGACAATTGAGAAAGATGATTAAAAGGTGATAAATGAGAAAAATGAGATAAATGAGAAACCTGACCAGCTTGAAGAGATTGAAGAGACTGAAGAGATTGAACTTGAATTTGAGATATGCTAAAATCAAATAATCTCTCTGATTTAGTGGATAAAAATGCAGCTAGACAAAATCTAAATGTTTATTCAAAAACTAATATAGATGATAAAATTAAGAACACAAATAATGAAATTGCAAAAACAAATAGAAACCTATCAAATAAGGTTGATAAGGTTGATTGAAAATGATTAAGTAAAAACGACTTCACTGATAAAGCTTTAGCTAAACTGAACAGTATAAATCCAGATTTGTTTGCTAAATTAAATTCAGAAAACATTTTTACAAAAAATCAAACAATTAAAACTAATTGAGCAAATTTGTATTTGGACAGTACTTCTTATTCTTCTCTGAGATATAAAAAAGATAGTGTTGAGTTATTTGCTTTATCAGTATGAGATGAGAAGAACTTTAAAATTTCAAGATTTGTAGACTGAGGTTGGGCTTGAGATGCAATGACTATCAATAATAATGATTGAAAAATTTGAATTCATTGTGTAAATAATTCCCCTAACAGTCTTCAAGTAATGTGAGAGTGAATGAATGTAACTTGAGCTGGTTCACCAATGAAAATTGAGATTAGAGATAATAGAATATTACCGTGGTATGGTACATATAATGCTGAAATTTGATGGGGAGCCTTTACCTGAGATTATGAAACATTTTGAATTTGAGCACATAAAAAAATGGTTCTAGCAGCTAGTAGCATAAAGCTGCTGAATATAAAGAAAGAACCTGATATATATGGACTCTCTAGCTGAGATATATATTTAAAAAAATTCAGAGATGATTATTATCTAAGCTTAATTCCTTAATTTTATTTTAATAATTTTTTAAAAAAATGGATGAAAATATGAAAATATCTGATTTGATTCCTACTTTTGTTGATGCATTTAAAAAAATGATAAAACCAGAGAGAATTGAACAGATGGCAGTTGCTTTAGATTACAAGAAAGAAGTTGAAGAAACAAAACAACTGGAGAATATGAGTATGGAGAATTTTATAAAATTCAAAGATGAAAATCCAAACAGAAAAGTGATGATAACAAATGTAATCACTGAGGATAATTGTGAGGTTGTAGAATTTATCAAAAAAACAAATCCTCAAACTAAAGATGAGTTTATTGTATCTCATTTAATGAATTTGGTTGCTGAAGAATGAAGAAATTTGGCATTCAAAGGAGAAATGATAATGAGACAAAAAATTCTAGAAAAAGAGTTTAATAATATTATTTAATTTTTGGAAAAATGATCTATGAACACGAAAAAGAAGAGGTTATTGACCAAAAGGTTGTTAGAATCCGCGTAATAACAATGATATCAGCTATTATATGAATAATAACGACACTGATATGTTTCTGGAGGTTTTATCTTTGAATCAATGATAGAATCACAAATATAGAAGCAGGAATTAAAGAAGTTAATAATCAAACAGAAAAAAGAATTATTATGCTGGAAATAAAACAGCAGAATAAGGCTGATAGAGAAGACATAAAAGTTATGGAAAACAAACTGACAAATATTGAAAGAATGTTGTCAGAAATTAGAGAACAAAGTTTAAAAAAATGAATACAATAATAAAAAAACAAAGAACAATAAAAAAAATACAAAAATACAACCTTTCAGATTTTCAGATTCAAAAACTAAAAGAAGCTGAAATAATAAATGGTTGTGGTTGAAAATGATGAGTTAATTTTTCAGATATTATTCAAGCAAATCTTAACTCATTTAGAAATTTTGATAGAAATAAACTTTCTGCTTTATGGAAGGATATTGAGTTATTATGTCACGAGCACGATTTGGATTATTTTTTCAAAAAATGATTCACAAGTTCAAATTTTATTTTTGCATTATGAGTTTTTAAACTCATAAAGAATTGGACTAAGCTTTGGGAGAGAATTACTTTGTTTTTAGTTATTTTCTTCCTTTTGCAGAAATATTGAAAAAAATATTATTACAAATAATATCGGGCTTTTGTACTTCTGCTACTTGTGCAAGTAGCCCGAAAAAGTAGCAAACAAAATATTATTTTATATTTTAATTTAAAAAAAATGGCTGAAACAACAAAAGGATTTGACTTATCTCTATTAGAGGGAGATTATAACTTGAATGATATTCCTGATTTTACGTCTACAGATGCTATAGAACTTCATGAATTAAAAAGAAAACTAGCTGAAGCTACAGGTCAAGCTAGATCAGATATATCAAATAAAATCTGATATCTACAATTCATTCAAGCTGCTGATTACTTCAGAGACTTAGTGCTTGAGGATGGAGTCGTAACAGCTGATGAAGCTGACAAAGTAAAAAAAGCTCTACAAGATTATGCAAGAGCTGTTAGAATCAAAACAAGAGTTGATTCATACTAGAATAGTCCCTTTTTGGGACTTTCTTTTTATAATTTTAAAATAGAAATATGAATTTAAATGAATATACTAAAAAAGTTGAATGATTATGCATTGATTTCGATAAGGAATACGGGCATCAATGCGTTGACTTGATTAGACATTATGCTCAAAATGTTTTGAAATTTAACCTTTGAGTTTTTGGTGGAAGTGCTAAAACTGGTTGGTTCAATAGGGTAAATACTTTTGAGAAAAAATTTTTTGATAAAATTATTTTTACTAAAAATTGAGAAATTCCACCAGCAGGAGCAATTTTGTTTTCAAAAATGCATACAGTATGGGGACACGTGTCTATTGTTCTTGAAGCTACTGCTGATTATATAACAGTTCTTGAGCAGAATGTTGGCTCTTGAGACTGAAAATGAATTGATGACTGTGTAAAAATCTCAAAAATAAGTTATGATGAAGTTGTGGGGTGGTATGTTTTTAAAAATCAAGAAATTAAAAAAGAACCTACAGAGTTTGAAAAATTGCTTGAAGAAGCTAAAAATTTATGAATTTGGAACGGAAAAAATCCCGAAAAACAAGCTACTAGATGAGAAGTTGCTTTGATGTGTTTAAGAATTTTTGAGTTGATTGGAAAATAAGAATGTGTAAAGCTTAACAAAAATAGATTTTTCAATTTAAATTTGCTTTTTTATGAGAAATCTGTATAATAAATGTACATCCTGAAAAGGATATATTATATATGAACGTTACCAGGGCGTTTGTAGACGTAAGGCGAAGCATATTTTTATGATGAGCTCGTTGGAATAATAGCTAGTAATATATAAAAAAGACAGTATTAAATTACTGTCTTTTTTTATTTATATACATAGTTTTCGTTGTTAAGTATCATGTACTGTTATCTATATACTCTAAATAATAATATTTATCTCCTATATTTTTTTCATAAATTAATACTTTTTCTCAAGAATTACTTAGATCTTTACTAATTTTTACATTATCAGGGCTATTTATAATCTTAGGAATAAGTTTTATATCACTTATTTTTACGGGAACTTCATTTGGTCATATTTTTGCTTTTTCTCAATGTCTTTTCAAAATATGTTGTATTCCACTACTTGATAAGGAATGTCCTTTTATTTTTGTTGTATCTATTCAATTATTTTTTAGCTCAATTTCAGCTTTTTTAGATAATGTATTAAATTTGTATTTAAAATTCTTTTTATTTTCTATATTATTTTTAATTTTTACTAAAACATCATCAGGAATTTCTTTATTATTTGTTTTTTGAATTATTTTGTTATTTTCTTTCTTTACAAAACTCTTACTCTCCTCAGGCATAAAATTTTTCTTAGCTCACATTTTTGTTGCAAAACTATCAACTTTATCAGCAAGTATCTCATTTTGAAATAATTTACTAACTATTGAACTTTCTGAATTATTTAATTTAATTCAATTTTTTACTTTATTTGAAATATTAGCTATATATTGTTTTGAAGCTCAATAATGTTTTAATAAATTTGCAACAACTGAGGGATTTGAGATTGTAGCTCAAGCAATAAATCAAGGAACTCAACCAACAGCAAAACCTGTTCACGAAGTTATTGCTTGCATATAGCTTCAGACTTTTTGTCATTTAGCTAATTCTACATCTGCAAAAGCTTTTATTGCATTTATTTCGTGTTCTATTTCTGGAACAAGTTTTTTTATTCTCTCCAATGTTTTTTCTTTTCAAGCTCAGGTTAAATTTGAAATTTTTTGAATATAATCGTCTTTCAAAGTTCAATCTCTGTCGAAAATATATTTTTTTATTTTCTCTAATTCTGATACTTCTGCTCAATATTTTTTATCCAATAAATTTAATCCTGGAATTTGTTCTTTTGCTACATTATCAATATTTTTTCTTAATTCTCTAACTATATTTTTCGCTAGGTCTGTTGCTTCTGTTTTGTAATTAATAGTATCATCTAGCGCTCTTCTTAAGTTTAAAATATCTTTTCAGCTTTCAATTTTCCTTCATTTTATTAGATTTAAAGCATTTGTTATTACTTTTTTGTTTGCTGAGCTTCAGATTGCAGAACCTGAAAAATCAAGTCATTTATCTGTTATTTTTATATCGTATTTTTCAAGTATATTCCTTGGGATTATATCCTCTACTTTGATTTTTCATTTCCATTCTCTTATTTTATCATATTTTTTTCATAATTCTCACACTTCTTTTATCCTTTCATCTATGTTTTTTACTACATTGTTTGCTAATCATTCTTTTGTTAATAAACCTTTCTCGACTTTTCTAAATAAATCAGGATTTTTTACAATATTTTTCAAAGTATCTGGGTTTAATCAAGAAATTTTTGAAGTTAAAGTTTCTCAAATAGCTTTTGTTCATTTTAGAGCTCATCAGATTGTTTTTGTGGCTATATTGAAGGGATTTATTGTTTGTCAAATATTTTTTGCTTTCTCAGCATAATTTGCTAGTTTTTCTGCTTTTTGAATATTTCCAGAAGCTTCAGCTGTTTTTGATAATTTAGAAAGTTTTGATCAAGTAGAAGCAGCTAATCAACTTCATAGAAGAGCTATATCAGCAGGATTTTCTACTACCACTTTTTTTATTGTTCAAGTTGGGTCATTGTATAAATCATTTCAGAATTTATCAATTCATTTTCAAATATTTTCTCTTACTTTGTTTGTATAGAATCAACCATTTCTTATTTTTTCTAAATTTCTTTCTGTAGCCTCCTTTGGGGCTCACATTTTCTCTCAAAGCCATCTCATAGAATCTTGTCAGATATCAGTTGATAATAATTTATTCATTCAATTTTCTATAGTTGAAGCTCAAAATTCCTTTATTGCTTCTCCAGTTCAGATAGGATTTGAGACTAGAGAAATTCATCAACCTCATATTTGCAATAGATTTCAAGGAATATTTGCAATGAATTTTCAAGCACTTTCAAATATTCAATCATCTGGTTTACTTTCAAATTTTATACTCTTTCAAAAATTTGAAATTGCTTCTCCAGTATTTACTCATAAATCAAATCATTGTCTATCTTCTCCAGGAGTTATATTTTTCTTTGAATTATTATATTTCTGAGAAATAGTTGGAGTTGGATTTTTTATTGAATTTAAAAAATCATCTTGTCTTTTTTGAAATAAGATTTTTTTAAATTCTTCTTGAGAATATCATTTATCTCTATATTGTTCAGCTAACTTAATTTCTTCTTTTGTTAATGCCATATTTATAATATTTTAAAATATAAATTAAAAGTATTTTCAAAAAAGCGGAAAACGTAGTCAAGAAAAAAATTTGACTTTGTATTCCTATTTTTTTTAAATTAACTTTAAATATTTTTTAAATCAAAGAAAAATGGATAAGCAAGAAATAAAAAAAGAAATAGCTATAAGAACTTTGGAAGAAAGATATAAAGAGCAAAGAGAAGATCTACTTGAGTATGTTAAGTGATATTTAATTGAAGAAAAAAAGATTGAGTTTTTTGACTCTTGGCACTATATGGTTATTTGCGATGCTTTGATGAATGTTTTTGAATGAAAAATTAAAAGACTTATAATAAATGTACCGCCTAGAACTTGAAAAACAGAGTTTATCACAAAATGATTTCCTTCTTGGGTTTTATGAAAAAATCCAAGTAAAAAATTTATAGCTACTTGATATTCTGCAACTTTGACTCAGACTTTTTCTGATGAATGTAGAAATATTCTGAAATCAAAATATTTTCAGAAAGTTTTTCCTAGATTTTCTTGATTATCAGAATCTCAAGATACAAAAAATTGGTGGAATACAAAAGAATGATGACAATATTATGCAACTTGAGCGGGTTGAACTATTACAGGTATGTGAGCTGATATAATTATTATTGATGATCCATTGAAGCCTAAAGATATTGATTGAAATGAAATTATAAAAATAAATAGATGGTTCACTGATACTTTAGAATCTAGGCTTGATAATCAAAATGAAGGAGCTATTATAATTATAATGCAAAGATTGCATGATTATGATTTGTGTTGATATTTGACAGATCTAGAAGAAGAATGATGAGAAAAATGGGAAAAAATAATTATTCCTGCAATTTCGGAAAGTGAAGAAATTTATGATACTAGATATTGAAAAATAAAAAGACCTGAGAATAATTTACTTTTATCAAAAAAATTAAGTAGAACAAAACTAGAAATTCTGAAAAAACAAGATCCTCAGACTTATTCGTCACAATATCAACAACAACCAATCAATAAAGAAACTCAAGAATTCCACGAAGAATGGTTTAGATATTTTGATAATATTCCCACAGAAAATTGAAAAATACTTACAGCTGTTGATCCAGCATTTTCTAAAAATAAAGACAGTGATGAAAGTGTAATCACCACTGCAAAAATGATTTGAGATAATCTCTATATTCTAGAACAAACAGGAGGAAAGTTTAATCCTGCTGAGTTAGAAGATAAAATTATTTATCATATCAGAAAATGGCAACCAGAGAAACTTTGAGTTGAAGCTTTTCAGGCTCAAACAACAATTGCTTTTTCTCTAAAAAGAAGACTAAAAGCAGAAAAAATATACAGAACTGAAATTGTAGAAATAAGGCAAAAATGAGATAAATTAAGTAAAATAAGGAGTCTTATACCTTGGTATAGGAATTGACTTGTTTTTCACAACAGAAGAGATTGTGAAAAGTTAGAAGAACAACTTATCAGATTCCCAAAAGCAAAGCACGATGATAGACCTGATAGTTTACAAATGATTTATTTTTTAAATGAAGCAGAACCTTTAAACAATTATTCAAAGTACAAAATTCCTAATGTACGATTTGATAGTTTCTGATTTGTTGATATTTAGAAACAAAAAAACTAGAGAAATCTAGTCTTTATAATAAAAATTTTATTTTTTTTCAAATATAATTATAATTATGTTAATAACTTTCTTATTAAATTTTATGAATAAAATAATATCAACTGATTTTTGATTAGAACATATAAAAAATATACTTTGAAGTGATGTAAATAAAAGTATAATTGAGTTATTATGGAATTGCTTCTAAAAATAAGAAGTAAATATAAAAAAGATGAAAAATATTTTTATTATGATTTTAAAATTGACAGTACATCTCCAAAAGATACTGAATATAGTGATTTGATAGAAATAAATAATAAACAAACTTGATTTTCTATAGAGATAACTTTGTTAGATGAAAAAGTTAAATGAATTGATATTGATAAATTAAAGGAAAATATAATTCTTGAGTTTGCAGATTATATAAAATCATATTCAAAAGAAAAGCAAATATCAATATATATTGATTCAGAATATATTGATATAGAGTCTGCAATAATTAAAAGGGAACAATTTTCTTTTAATCTTATAGATGATAATAACTCTTTAATTCAATACAAATTCTCATGAGAAATAGTTAATTGGAGATCAAATTGAGTACATAGTAGATATTTTTGTACAGAAGAATGAACAGTATTATGGAGTGATTCAAATACTTGATTCATAGAAAAAGATTTTTGACATTCTGTTTATATAAAATCAGAATTATTTAGAAAAAGGTATGAAGAAAATACTCATGAGTTATTAAAATGAGAAAATATTTTTACTTCAATATGAATTGAAGTAAAAAATAAAATTTCAAATTTTTATTCAAATCAATTAAAAGAGAAATCAGCAGAGTTTATTGAAGAGTTAAAAAAAGAAGATATTTATCCATATAAAAATTTACCTAGATCTAAATTAGAAGAGGAAGAAATAAAAATATATGATATATTTTTAAATAAAATACATAATAATTCTAAAAAAATATTTTCTTGAAATAAAGAGTCTAGAAAAATGATTTTAGAGCTTATAAAAAATAGCTTGGAAAAAGATCCTAAGAATATGTTAACTATATTAAATTCAGTAGTTAAACTAAATGATGATGATTTAAAAACTTTATCTTGATTAGTAAACAAATACACTTTAGTTTCATTAATAAAAATTTCAAAATCAATAACAGATAAACTTTCTTTCTTATGAGAATTGGATCATTTAATACACTGAGATATAAATAAAACTATAAAAGAAAGAGCTCACTTACATAAAATTTTAGAACAAGAACTTTGGGTATTTTGAGAAGGTTATATTGAATGAACATCTGATAAGTGAATGAAGGCAGTATTAGAAAAACATATAAAAATATTATGAAGAGAAAATTTAATTGAAAATTTTGATTGATTATCTACTAATATACCTGATTTATTCTTATATAAACAATTTCCTCAATCAACAGAATGAAAACTTAAGCATTTAGTAATAGAATTAAAAAGACCTGGACTAAAACTTACAAATACAGAGCTTAGCCAAGTAAAAAAATATGCTCTAGAAGTGTCTAATGATAATAGATTTGATAAAGAGAAAACAGAATGGGAATTTGTTTTAATTAGCAATAATTATAACGATGAGGTATGAGAGGAAATTACCCAAGAAAATAGACCTAAATGATGTGCTATAGCTAAACCAAATTATAAAGTTTATGTTAAAACATGGTTTCCGCGAATAGATTCTTCAATATTAACTTGAATTTCTCCATCAGAAAATTGACGAACAGTTGATTTTC